CATTTAGCCTATCAACTTGGTAGCTACCTGTGCTTAATGTTTGTTGAATTTCACTAAGGTCAAAGTACTTTATGTGAGTTACAGATTGTACAGGACACTTGCTCAGCCCCATAAATATCTTAACTTCGTCTTTGTCTAAGCTTAGCTTCCAAGTTTGAGTAATTAATCCCCTCCAAGTATCAGATTCAACTTGTTGCCTCGCTGCTATGATTAAAGCAGTAATTAAAGTATCTTCTACACTTGAATCTACGCGAAGAAACTCTTTAGCTTCGCTTAAGCTAATCGGTTCTGACGTTGGACTTGTTACTAAGCTATAATTCATTTAACTTTCTTTGGTTTTTCTGGAGTTTCTTTAACCTCTTTTGATACGGCAGTTTGCTTAACTTCTTCATCGATGCAAATAGCGTAACCTGCTTCTATTAATTGCTCGGCTTGACCTTCGTTTAAGTCTGCTTCCATACCTTCGCTATAAGCTAAACCAAAAGCGCCAATAGGACTTATAATAAACTTTACTTTCATATTTTTTTAAATTAGGGGAGAGCCTAAACCCTCCCCATGATTAACAATTAACAACTTATGAAACAAACTATCTTAAGTAGTAGTCATATCAGTTATATCGCCTAAAGCATTAGGTTGTAATACGGTTGAATCTAAGAACGAGTTCATAGTTAATGAAATCTGTCCTGTTCTTGCCTTAGTGTAAGGGTCAACGATTAACTCAACGCCACCGAATTGACCTGTTACAACTTGACTGAAATCTCCAAACACGATAGCAGATAAACCGCCTGTAGTAGTTGACTTAGCAAGGTTGCTTGGTACGTTAGCAGTAACGCTTACTCCGTATCCGTCAATTACTCCCATTTGTGATTGGAATAATCCGTTATAACCCATAACGAATGCGCCTGAACCTGAATCTAATTCAGTCTGTTTCAACTTAGCAACCACTTTAGGGTTAGTTAAGAATCTGCGGTTTACGTTACGGCCATCTGAACTTAATACAGTTTGGATTAACTCAAGTAACTTAGCATAAGTAGGAGCGGCACCTGTAGCACCTAAAGCAATAGTTTGAGTTACGCTAGTCAACAATCCTGTTGGCTCTGTTGAACCTGCGCCATTGATTACTGCTTTTTCAAATTCTACCGCCATAGATTGAATCATATTGTTTAATATGAATCTATCAATTGAATCGTTAGTTTGAATCATTAATCTGCGTGAAATATCACAAGCAGCGTATAACAATTTAGGTCTTAATTCACGAGCGGCAGTAGTTGCATCAGTTGGAGTTTGAGTTCCAATTTCAGATGAAGCCCAAGCGCTAGTAACTGAACCTGTAAAACCAATCATATCGGTATTAGCAGCTAATCCTGTTAAAGATTGAACGCCTAACTCGTTTAGAACGGTTGCAGCAAATAAAGCTTCAAAGAATCCAACCTTTTCAGTCGGGATAAAGTTACCTCCTGCGGTTGCGGTTGAAGTAACCATTGCACGCTTTTCTGATTTAGAATAAATAGCGTTGATTACATCGTTTGAAAGATAAACACCTCCACCTGTTGAACCAATAGAACGAGCTTCTGCGGCACTTTCTTCTACTAATTCTTTTTCTAAACCTGATAGACGCTTTTCGCCAGCTTCTAAAACTAACTTAGTCAAAGATACTTTTCCCATTTCTCTTTTTTCGTTCGCTTTAGGGTCGAATCCGCTACCATTAGCACCTGCCTTACGAGCTTCTGCCGCTGCTTGGTCTGCTTCGTTTTTCTCAACCATTAACTGAGCTTCTACGGCTTTGTTAAGGTTATCTCTTTGCTCGAATAATCCGATTAACTCTGAGTTATCGGCATCGTTACGAGCTTCTTTTTTTGAAAGTTCTGCAATCTTTCCTTCAACTGCTGACCTCTCTTCTTTTAAGTGTTTACTTGATTTTATCATGATTTTTTAATTGATTTAATTTTAATATCTAACATGCTTAATCCGCGTTGCTCATTTGTTTGCTTTGCTTGGCGTGATTTAAGCTCTACGGTTGTCTGTGAATAAGCAGGGTTCAAGACAGGTGCAACATCGTGAAGAGTGTTTATCTTAGTTATAACTCTCAATTCATATTGATAGCCATCTTCCTCTTTATAGTTTTCAGTCCAGGTCGAAGTTGAACCGCTAAACTCGAATGATGAACCTCTAACAATTCCTAACTTTATGTTTTCAGCACACTTCTCGCCATCTTCATTCATTGCTCTGAATGAGTATTTAAGGCCTTTTTCATCTACCATTAACATAAGATTATTAACGCTTCCTGTACGCGCTAATGGATAGTTAGGGTCATGGTTAAACTTAGCCACTACGTCTGACATATCGCATCCGTTAAGAGCGTTTCTTTCTATCTTTTCATACCAGCCATACCCACGGCCACCGATGAATGTTTCATAGTCAAACAAAAGCGCATAGCCTTCAATCATTGGATAGATTTGTTCTCCCTCCATTTCTTCTCGTAACTCTACGTTACCTTGTATGCTTCTTATCTCCTTTTCCATTACTTAATATTATTATTTGAGTTGCCACTTCCAGAGCCGTCAACGCTTGCCAAATCTACTTGTTCTGGTTGAACTTGCTTACCTTGCCAAAACTCCTTTACTTGATCGCTTGGTAGCATATTAGCAGGTAAATAAGTTACGTCTAATTCAATCTGGTCTATTGTATTGTGTCCAAACATTGTCCTAGCTTCGTTAGGTTTCAAAGCACCTACCATAAACATAGTTTTTGCTCTACGTTCCTGAGCTTGAGAATCCCCTTTTAATAGCATAAAAGTATCAAACCTCGGCACTAAAAAAAACTTCTCATTCTCCTTCAAAAGTTTAGCTCTTATCTCTTGTTCTAATCTAATAATCCAAGGCATTAGGCAGTCATTAACATAAGCTATTTCTTGCGCTTCACTTGTTGCGCTTGTATCTTTTTGTAACTTAAATAAAGGCATTCTAAACCAACGCGCTATATCTGCCACGTTAAAATCTTGTGATTCTATAAATTGTGCTTCGTTATTAGTTACCGCTATGCGCTCAACTTCAACTCCTGTACCTGTTGCCGCTACTGCATCGGCTTCAAACGAACGCATAAAAGATTCTTTAGCCTGCTTTAGTTTGGTTTCATCTTTTATACCAGCGTACTTTAACAATAAGTTAAAACCACCTTTAGCAAAGAATTTAGCGCCAAATTGTTGAGTAGCTATTGCCTTACCTATTGATTCACTTGCGTAACCTACCACACTCTTACCTATGTAGCCATCTCCCATACCTCTGATGTGAAGTATTTCGTTGCCTGTAAACGTGCCGTTAATCTCTGCCGTTGTATCTAATACAACATAGTACATTTTACGATTCTTTAAAACAGGAGTAACGCATTCATCCCTTAACCAATATAAGTTTATAGGAGTTGCATCCGCATCACGCTCAATAAATGCGTAACCATTGCCACGAATTAAAGCGCTCTTTAATAAAGTTTGAGTAAATACTATTGGAGTTGTAAACTCGTTTGGTCTAATAGAGAAAAGTCGCGCGGCAGGGTTGCTCGGCAACATATAATAATTTTTGTCCTTACGAAGTAAAACCTCAAAAGGTAACTTAGCTATGTCTTCGCTAATTGCATTAACACACTCATAGAATGAGCTAATAGTTAATGAGCTTTCTGGAGTTACCGCAACTCCCGCCTTGTTATCAAATAGGCCAAACCACGAAGATAATTGTGTAGAAAAGTCTGTAAAATTAGCAGGCACGCCACTAAATGAGGAAATACTCCTTTGCTCGCCTTTGTTCTTGCGATAACTAACAAACTCTTTAATGTCGGTTACTATCCCCATAATGCGTACAAATGTAATACGCTAATTTATGAGGATAATCAAATTACAATAACATTTTCAAATTATGTTATTCACTACCTATTAGCTTTGTTCTTGTAGTATAGAGTTTTATTGGTTCTAAACGATTCGTAAGTAGTGTACAAAGGTTTTCCATTGTCTTCGTAAAACTCCGCCTCTAATTGCCTCCAAGCCTCTTCTTGTTTCAAGTCCTTACTAAGTTCAAAGTGCCTAAAGAAGTACTCTTTTTTGTTTGTGATTTTTGCTCTCATACGAATATTATATTATCGTTACCATAATTATTTGAATAGTCTATTAAGTAATCCCCTACCGCGTTAATTAGCGCAGTTACTCCGTCAATCTTGTTTTTACTTTTACCTTTGTGCGGTTTCATATTCCCATTTGCATCGTCTGTGTACATATAGACGTTTGACACCATCCAATTCATTACAGGGTTGTTATCGTGGAAGAATTGCTTAGTCAATATCCATTCGTGAAGTTGCTTAGTTGGACCTGTTACATTTGCAACCCCTTGTCCGAATGGTTTACACTCTACGCCCCATTCATTAATTAATCTAGTTATTAACATTGAAGCAAAAGCCTTATCATAAGCTAGTGAAATTATTGTGAATCTTGAACTCAAGTTAACTATGTCATCCTCAATCAAAGTGAAGTCTGTGCTATTGCCGTCGGTTAGTTTGATGAATCCTTGCCTTGCCCAATCTTTAAACTTTAATCCATCCGCTTTAGTTCGCTTCCCTGCCATTTCCTCAGGAATCCAAAAGCGTGTAAAAGTAAAATATTGATTATCTTTAATAAACATAATACTAAGCGCGGCAAAGTCCCCTGTTTGCCCTAAGTCAAGTCCTAAGTAGCATTCTTCGCCATCAAAATCTTCTAACTTATAATTGTGGCTTAAACTTATCCAATGCTTATGATCTATCCAGGTTCGCTCACTATCTGCCCAAATGTTTAATTTCTTAGTAATAAAATTAGGTTGTTTGCTTGGATCGTTCTTCGCTTCGATGTAGTCTGCTAAAAAGTTTTCTTCAATTACCGACACGCCCCAATTTGGATTGGCTATTTGCCAAACTTCTTTGTTTTCCCAATCCACACGCTCAACGTCTGGAGCAGAATAAATAAGAATCAAATGAGTTTCATCTTCTAAGATTCCGTTTAGAATCTTCTTGCAGGTTTCTAAGTGTTTAAAGTATGGACCTGATTTATCTGTTCCAGCAGTTGAGATTGAAATGAATAACGGTTGCTCCCTTGCACCCATTCCAGACTTCAAGTTATCTCTTAACTCGTTATCTTTCTGCAAATGTTCTTCATCAAATATTACCACACTTGCACCTTTACCCTCGGTTGCGTCTGCTTCGCTTGAAATGTATCTTATGTAAGTTTGATTTCGATTTACAATTAATCTATGCTCTCGCATTATGTAACGCGCTGATAAAGGTTTAATTCTTGTAACTATCGCCTTGGCTGCATCAAAACAAATCTTAGCTTGGTCTTGAGTAGTTGCAGCCATAAATATTTGCCCGCGTTCATCGGCGTCTAAAAAACTTGTCGCTATTGCTATGGCCGCACCTAATTCGGTCTTGCCGTTTTTCTTTGGCACGTTTAAAGTAACTTGTTTAAATCTTCTCAACCCAGAATTTTGATGAACCCATCCGAAAACCATACTAATAAAAAACGCCTGCCAATCTTCTAAGTTAAACTTATTACCTGCCCATTTGCCTTGGGTAAACTCTAACTTCTCAATGAAATTAATATACTTATTAGCTTGCTCTTTATCAAATATGTACTTTTCAGACTTGTCAATTTCTGACAAATGCCAATCAACTAACTTAATTAACCATTCTCCATGATTAACTTTGCCGCCTTTAATGTTAGATATGTAGCGCTCGTATTTAGTCATTAATTTTTAGTTTGTTTTTGTAATGTGCTAATCGCATTTTACTCAATGTTTATAAGGTAGTTGGTTTTGCAAGGTAGCCCAATAAAATTACTCAAAATCTGAAAATTCATCTTTGCCTCCACTTGGTGCGCTAATCTTAGTTCTACTTGCAGGAGTTAATCCAAACTCCCTACACATAGCTAAATAGTTCTTGAAAGCCTTATCTGCAACGGCTATCATTGGATTAGTTTCCGTATTCATGTACCTTTCGCCTTTTGCGCTAACTCTTTCAATCTCAACTTCTAATCCTTTGGCGCTTACAATGTCTTGAGCCTCGCACATTAGCCCAAACCAATAACAAACAGAATGCAAAGCCCCAACGTCAACCTTAGTGATTAGCCCTAACTTGCCGTATTCGCTCATAATGTCAACCCAATACTTTTGACCCCATTCGTTTAAATCTTCTGGAGCTTGCAAGTTTACTTCAATAGTTGGCTTAATTTCATTTTCAACGCCTCTATCTTTTCGATAAGTGCCTTCAATTTTTTTTAATGCTGTTGGTTTTGGTTTACTCATACGTGCGCGTGAATTATAATTAAATTAGTTTATATTATAAACTAGTTGATTTTTAGCAATTTACAAACTGACGATGTATGCAGAAAAG